TCTGGCTGCAAAATACATGCTGGAACAGTGTGGTAAAGATTACAATGTTGTTTCTATAGCAGACGGTGCCAGCACTGGAGGTGTGAGTAAAAACACAGCAGCATTAATGCAACTACTGGCCAAGCAGTACGCGGTAATATGTCTGTGCTTTGACATGGACTTGCCAGGCCGTGCATATGCCAATGCTGTTGCTAAGCGATACAGCCCAATTGCAGAATTGCGCATCATGTCGTGGGATAATACAAAAGGTAACACAAAAGATGCTAACGATTTGCTTAAACAAGGTAAGCATCAAGTGTTTTTTGACGCTATTAACAAAGCTAAAAGGTACCAGCTCGATAGTGCACTATACAGTGATGATATTGCAGGGTGCTACGAGCCTATCAGAGACGGCATACAAGTACCATCATTCCCTGCACTTAACAGTATTACAAAAGGGTTTCGTGGGGGTGAGATCATTGTTGTCACAGCATTACCTGGTGGTGGTAAGACAACGTTCATGCGTCAAATAGAGTACGATTTCCTTATGCAAGGTAAGAAGGTAGGCTTTATCCACCTAGAGGAGACGGTAACAAAGACTAAGCAAGGTATGCTTGCATTAGCAGGCAAGATGCCTTTGTGGGCATGGCGACAAAACCCACCTGCACGCGGCACACTCCCTGCTGTTGATGACATGGAGCGTAAGCTCAAAGACAGCGGCAGTATCTTCATACCTGAGGACACCAAGTTCACTTTAGAAAGTATTAAGGACACTTTCAGATACCTTGTAGATGTTGAGAAGTGTGATGCGATTGTGCTTGACCCTATCAGCTATATTGTCAATGATAACGGTAAAGATGAAGGCGAACGTCAGTTTATTGATGACTTTATGTCAGGCTTGCGTGAATTTAAAAATGGTAACTGCGCAATATTTGTTGTTGTGCACATGAAGAAGCGTGATATGGTTCCGCCAAGATGGCAGAAAAAGAAAGAGGATGACGAGCCACCACCGCCTTTCTTTGAGCCTATTGCACAATCAGATTTGCGAGGCTCTGCTGCATATGCTATGGTATCGCACGTTATTATCGCTCTAAGCCCACTGATTACCCCAGGGCAACAGACCAGTAACAGAGTTACACGCATCAGCGTAATCAAGAACCGTGAGGTGGGGCTTGAAGGCACAGCCGACCACATAACTGTATGTCCTAATACTGGGCACATGGTATTAACAACTGATCCTACATAGGAGGTAATTATGTATAGGGAAAAACTTTTAGTTGCTATGGCAAGGGCGGCACTGGATGATGACTTTGAGCGGCGCAAGCTCATCCACGAGTTATTACCGGAAATAAAGCGAGCACAAGAGATATTTGACAAGGTTGACGGTCATTTCAACAGGGACACCAGGCCGTATGATTTATGTGATGATTTGAGATGTACTCTTGAGCGGATACGTGAGCGGCTTATGCTGGAGGTGCAAGAATGATGTATATACATATTGACGCTGACAGCATGCTGTATAAAGCAGCAGGCTCACTACAACAAACAGTTTACACCGCTGCTGATGGCAGTGCTTACGACAGCTTGCCAGACCTACTTGCAGCAGGGCATACTGAGCACACCAAGCAGATTATACTTAAAGAGCCTGAAGAGCAGTCTCTTGAATCTGCCATATTTATCATAGAGCAGCTGGTAAGCTCTATACACAAGCATGTAGCAGAGCTGTGGCCTAGAGACAGTTATGTAACAAAAACATACATATCTAGCAGCACAAACTTTAGGCTAGGCATATGCCCACAGTACAAAGCTAACAGAACGCAGCCTAAACCTCTGCTACTGAAAGACCTAAAGCAGTGGTTTTTAAACAGATATCTACCTATCATAATAGAGGGTTATGAAGCAGATGACGTGTGCAGTAGTGCGCATGTGGCATGCCAACTAGCGGGAGTTGACTCTGTACTTGTACATATCGACAAAGACCTTGATACCATAGTTGGCACACACTACAACCCTGACAAAAAGATTGCGTACGTAGTAAACCCTGCGCAAGCATTGCTTAACTACTACAGGCAGGTATTGATGGGTGACGCTACTGACAACGTGATCGGTATTAAGGGTATTGGCCCTGCTAAGACAGCTAAGATACTACCTTTAGAGCTTGCCGATACACACTGTAACAAAAATTTGCAAAAGTACCTAGACAGCACAGTGAAAGAATATTATATTTCTTCAGGCCGGTTAGCAGACTTTGCTAAAAATAAGCAGTTACTTAAAATGGTTACAGACTTGGAGGTTCCGTTATGACAGAATATTACTTAAAAGCTTTGAGATGCCGTTTATACGGTATAGACCTAGCTAAGCAATTAGCAGGTTGGCTGACGGGAAAGGACTTAGTAAGCTTAGACAGCTACGAACTTGCTCAATTACTGTGGGAAATAAATCTCCCACAACAGAAGAATATGGATCTGCTGAAACTTAAGCAGATTTTGCAGATTAAGCGCGATCGTGCAACCGTATGGGATCAGGAGTTATGTATGGCTATGTTAGCGATAATTTGCTCTACACACGAATTTGAAATACAGGATGCTTAATATGGTAGACTTATTTGTAGACTTAAATAATAGGGCGTATGTACATACGCCAGAACTTGCACAAGCTCTTGTGTTTGAAAAACAGCAGCGAGACTTTGATTGGCGCGCAGATGAGATGTTGGTGGAGCAAGACAAACATGCTGTGCTGACTGACACAACACCATCCGAGAAGCATGCTTTACTAACGGTGCTCAAAACCTTCACCCATTACGAGGTACGTGCTGGTAATGATTATTGGCTTGGTAAGGTTCTTAATACTTTTGCACCACTTGAGATAAAGAGAATGGCAACTCAGTTTGGTTTCATGGAAAATTGTGTGCATGCCCCTTTTTATGACAAGATCAACAAAGTTATGTTTGTTAATGATGCCGCTTTTTATAACGAGTACCTGAAAGACCCTGTGCTTGCAGAGCACATGGCTTTTGTTGATCAGGCTGCAACAGGTGAAGACTTGATGCTAAGCTTGGCAACCTTCAGCATGATTGAGGGAGCTGCGCTATACAGCGCTTTTGCTGTGCTAAAGGCATTTAGGTCTAACGGCAATAACAAGATGCCTGCTATTGCTAACGGGGTCAACTTCAGTGAACGTGATGAGGCACTGCATAGTGCCGCTGGTGCTTGGTTATATCATATAGTGCGTAAGCACGGTAACTATGAACATAAGACTGGTGACATAAGCACCATATTTACTCACATAGTGCAAAAACTTGTAGCACACGAGGATCATATTATCTCGCTAGTGTTCGAGCAAGGGGAGTTCTGTGGTGTAAATAAACAAGACATGCAGGCATGGGTTCGCGAGCGCGTTAATCATTGCTTAAAGCAGTTGCGTATGCCTAAGATGTATGATATAAATCGCAGCCAGATCAGTGGGTGGTTTGAGCAATCTACGAAAGGTATAACACTGGTAGATTTTTTTGATACAGTACCGAAGTATCAAAACGGCTACCCACTAGACGGTTTTAATTTTTCAGATTTAGTGAGGGTTTAGTATGAGCGTTTATGATATGTTCTCAGAGCGTAGGAAGGCAGGGCAAGCTCGCAAAACTGTGCCTAGTTGGATGATCACAGCAGGTTACCAACTACTTTATAACAAAAACTACTTGGATACGGATGAGACACCTAGTGACAGGTTTAACGCTATTGCTGCTGTGTTATCGCAACAGAAGTATAGTATTTTACCTATAACACATGAGCGTGTTTTTAATTTGTTGTGGGATGGCGTACTTAGTTTACCAACACCTGCACTTACAAGTATAGGCAAGAGCAACAGAGGCATGCCTGTAAGTTGCACAGGTAACTACATCCCAGACAGTATTGATGGGTTTTTCAGTGCAGCCAAAGAGATTGCCCAACTGACCAAAGAGGGTTTTGGTACAAGTTCTGACCTATCCGATATACGCCCAAGAGGCACACCAGTATCAAACGGTTTAAAAGCTACAGGCGTTCTGCCTGTGGTAGAGTTGATTAACAAAACAACCAACATGGTCAGTCAAGGTAAGAATAGAGCTGGCGCATGGGCAGGGTATATCACTTTTGAGCACGGTGATTTCTACGAATATTGTAAGCACATAGAGCACAATCCGAAAGAGAATGTAGGTTTTATACGCACAGCAGAGTTTTTGCAAATGGTTCGCAATAATGATGCAGATGCACACAACAGGTTAAAAACCTGGGCTAAGTTGCGGTGTGAGAAAGGTACAGGGTATTTGATTAAACGTGATGCTATTGAGCGCAGATGGGAAGCACAAGGTCGGCCTGCTAGGTTCAGAGCCAGTAATTTATGCAATGAGATACACTTACCATCAGACGAAAGTATGTCATACACCTGCGTGCTGTCTAGCCTTAACCTTGCAAAATATGATGAGTGGCGAGACCACCCTACCGCGCTTACGGATGCTTTTATTGTGCTTAATGCAATAAATGAGTTGTTTATAGATTTAGCAGAGCAGAAAGGGTGGGGTAACGACCGAGAGTTGTCCAGAACGCTAAAGTTTGCTAAGGAGTACAGGGCTTTGGGTATGGGTGTTATGGGCTACCACACCTATTTGCAAAGTAAGAGTATACCATTCCATGCACAGCAAGCGGTGAATCACGAGATTTTTCACCGCATACAGCAAGCCGGGCAGCAAGTAAGTATGGCGCTAGCGCAGCACACTGGTAAGGTTGCTTATGCAGACCAGTATAACTGGGCTATGTGCGCAATTGCTCCTACATTAAGTACAAGTCTGATAATGGGTGGTGTATCAGGTGGGATTGAGCCTGTATTCAGCAATGTGTACAGCCAAGAGATGGCTGGTGGTATTGTGCCGAGAGTTAACCCTGTTCTGTTAGATTTGATGAAGCGTAAGGGCATTTACAGCAAATCTTTGGCTGAAGATATTAACGCTCACAACGGTAGTGTACAGCATCTAAATATGTTCACAAATCACGAGAAAAGTGTATTCAGGACTGGTTTTGAAATAGATCAGATGCAGATTGTAAGGCACGCTGGCGAGCGTCAAAGATATATTGATCAGGGCCAGTCTGTAAACTTGTTTAACTGTGGTGATCAGGGCTACCAGTCGCGTGTGCATAGCTATGCGTTCAGCAATGACAATCTGCTAGGGCTTTATTATTTGAGGCCATCGGAGAAGCAAATGCCTGAACCTGCGTGTGACGCATGTGACGGCTAAGAGAGGGTGTTTCAACTAATCTGGAATTGCATTCCAGATTTTACGAGAGGGGTGGTAACATGACGACAATTATTTACGATAGTACACGCAAACAGCTTGCATGTGACTTGCAGATTACAGTAGGGAATAATAAACATTACGCCAAATCAAAATTCTACATAACAGAAGATTATGTACTTGCATTAGCAGGTGACGTAGTTGCAGGCCAGATGTTTGCTGAAGAGTTTGCGCGTAGTTATAAAAGCGGCAAGCTTTATACAGAGGACTCTTACAGCTATGGACTGCAAGGTATTTTAGTGTTGCGTGACGGGTTGAAGCATTACCTGCTCCTAGAGGGTAAGGTTGGTGACAACTTTATAACCAGCTTCGTCGAGGTCACAGATAAGTGGCTTGCTGTTGGTAGTGGCGGTGATATGGCTTTGGGCATAGCGTTCACAAACAGCACATACGATTGTGAATTTGTGATAGACAGGGTGTCTGCTTTAGATGCTTACACAGACTCTAACACACAGGTGTTTGATTGTAATGGGTGGCAACTTTATGGGTAGCAACATATTGGCAATTGACCACAGTTTATGTAATACAGGTTTTGTTGTGTGTGCAGACGGCAAGTACAGTGCTGGGCTGTTTCAACGCAAGCAGTGTAAGCAAAGCAAGCACGCTGTCTGGGCCAAAATTCTTGATATGGGGCAGACTCTGCTTACCCTTTACAAACCTGCTACAGTTGTATTAGAATCGCCTAATGTTGCACGCTCAGAGGGTGCGGCTGCTAGTAAGTTTAGTGTATATGCTTTAGCTGGCATTTTTTCTAATGCAGGCTGTTCTGTACACTATGTAACAGCACGCAAAGTCAAAGAGGCGGCAGGACTTGTACACACAGCCAGTAAGTCTGATATGGTGCAAGCGATGTATGCAAGGTTTGCTCATGATATTGAGTGGTTTTACCACAACGGCAAAGTCTGCACAGCTAAAAACGAGCATATTGCAGATGCGTTGGGGGTGCTAGAGGCTTACTTGAAGGTTCAAGATACACAGAAAAATAGCTGTTGATAACTAATCTGAATACTGAACAAAGTGG